CTCGGATGGATACGAAAAACAGAATCAAAGAGCTTATGGATGAGCGCGGTTGGACGATATATGAATTGTCCAAGCGTTCCGGTCTTGCCCAGACTACTATATCGAATATGTGGAAGCGCAATACTGAACCAACCATTCCTTCTCTCCGTGCTCTTTGCAATGGTTTCGGCATTACACTATCGCAGTTCTTTGCCGAAGGAGATATGGTTGAACTGACACCAGAACAGAGTAAATTTTTCATACGCTGGGCGGCGCTCTCTGCCGAACAGAAAGAGATGCTGATGAATCTTGTCAATTCCATGAAATAATCTTCCATAAATAAAGAAAAGGCCGGAAGCACTGCTCTAAACAATGCTCCCGGCCTGATTTGTGATGTTAATCAGCTATTATATATTCGTATTTCATCCCATTCCGGAAAATGAATTCCAGCCTCCTACCTTGTCCAACGACAACCCTGTCAACCAACGCCACAAAGGTATATGGATCAAAGCCAAGGCATTCCGTCTGTTCTTCCAGCATGCACAGGAACACCTCAATCCTCCGTCTGCGATCAGTCTTGTCCTTCTTCTGTTCCTCAATGCTTCGGATCTTCTCGCTGAGCTTCTCATGCTCCGCTGCCAGCGCATCATAGTCTCGCTGGTACTCCTCTTGATCCCTTCGCACCCTGGCGTTCTCTTCAACCAGCTTCCTGACACGCTCCGCCATGCCCAGCGCCTGATCCTGCAGCCGCGTTGCGATCCTATCAAGTTCGTTCGTGTCAAGCACCTCATCCAACACCTCGCGGCAGACTGCGAAGATGGTTTCTTTTTCAGCAATGACCTTCTGCATCACGCTGACGAAGGCTTTCTCCAGCTCCTCCTGAGTCGCATGCGGTGTCGAGCACTTCTTATCGCCTTCATACTTGTTGTTGCAGCGCCAGATCGTGCGGCGGTACTCATCTGTGCTGTGCCAAACCTTGCTGCCGTAAAAGGCACCACAGTCACCACATACGATGCGCGAGGCAAAACAGCTTTTGCCGCTGTAGCTCCCTTTGAGGCTTCTGCGCCATTCCAGTTCCATCTGCGTCAGATCAAACACCTCTGCGCTGACGATGGCCGGATGACTGTTCTGCGCGTAATACTTCGGGATTTCGCTGCCGTCGTTTACCACAAAGGTTTTCTTGATATAGTCTGTGCAGTAGGTCTTCTGCAGTATGGCGTCTCCCTTGTATTTTTCGTTGGTCAGGATGCTCTCAATCGTAGACGGGCTCCACCGGGCGGTTTTCTTTCTGGCCTTGGCTGCTTCGATCTCATCCTCACCGAGCAGGCTCTTGCGGGAAGGACAGGGAATACCGGCGAGATTCAGCTCTCTGGCGATGATCGCAGGGGTTGCACCCTCCAGAAAGCGTCTGAAGATCGTACGTATAACCTTCGCTTCGGCCTCCACAACCTCCGGAATACCGTTCTTACCGCGTCGATAGCCCATGAACTGCTTGTAGGCCATCGTAACCTTTCCTTCTGCAAAACGCTTGCGCATGCCCCAGGTCACGTTTTCGGAGATATTCCGGCTTTCTTCCTGGGCAATGCTGGACATAATCGTCAGCAGCACTTCACCCTTGCCATCCAGCGTGTATATGTTCTGCTCTTCAAAGTAGACCTCCACGCCATGCTCCTTCAGCTTGCGGATGGTGGTTAGCGTATCTACCGTGTTTCGGGCGAAACGGGAAACTGACTTGGTGATGATCAGATCGATCTTTCCGGCCAGCGCATCCTGTATCATGCGATTGAAGCCCTCGCGCTTCTTTGTGCTGGTGCCGGTTATACCCTTATCGGTATATACATCCACGAACTGCCAGTTGTCAGTGTGCTCTTTGGATTTGATATGCTCGGTGTAGTGCTTGACCTGCGCTTCGTAGCTGGTCAGCTGCTCCTCGCTGTTGGTGGAAACACGGGCGTAGGCTGCCACTCGCTTTGGGCATACTGCGAATGTTGGCATGCCCGGCATGGCCTGCAGACGCGGTGGGATCATCGTTACCGTCTTAACCCTAGTAACGGTAGTCTCGTAAGCTCTGGCTTCGCTCATTGTGCAGTCTGCTCCTTTCTGCGCTTACGCTGTTCCTTTGTTTTCTCAGCAGCCTTTTTGCGCTTTTCGGCATCCCAGCTGTCCTTGCGTGAATGATCCTTCCAGAAGTGCTCCTCGGTATGACCATCCTGAAAAACAAACAGCACCCGATTATTCGGATGCATCTCAATATGATTGATATGTTCAAGCGCCTCCTGGTCGTCCAGCATCGGGCTAATACCCAGCACGCTAGCGATCAGATCAATCAGAATCTTTTCGGGAATTTGCTTGGAAGCACAGTATGCTTTCCCTCTATAGCTGAAGGTACCGCAGATCCAGATGGGCGCAGCATAAGGCGTACCCAGGCGCGTAATCTTGCGGCGATACTTCTTTCCGCAGATACCGCAATGGATGTGATCGCCCAGCGGCAGATCTGAGAGCTTCCTTTCTACCAGTTCAGGAATGTAATCTTCCGCTTCTTCTGCTGCCTTATGGCCTCCGTTGGCGGTATAGATTTCTTTACGTCGTGCGATTTCTGCCTGTACCGCCTCAAAGGTCTCCCTATCGATGATCGGCTCATGATCGCCAGCCACAAAATACTGCGGCAATTCGCCTCGATTGAATAACTGCTTCTTCTCGATATGATTGTTCGTGAAGAACTTCTGCAAGAGCAGATCTCCGGCATATTTTTCGTTTCTGAGCATCATCATAATCACACTCGCATTCCACAATCCTCCTGCAGGAGCAGGGATACCTTCGGCAATCAGCGTTTTCATGATTCTCACGCTACCCAAGCCGTCCAGATACATGCGAAAGATGCGCCGAACCACTTCTGCTTCTTCCGGTATGATGGTAAAAACGCCGTTCCTGACATCGTAGCCGTACATCTGAAAGCCAGTAGGAATGCCCTGTTCAAACTTTTTTCGAACGCGCCACTTGCAGTTTTCGGATACGTTCCGGCTCTCTTCCTGGAAAAAAGAAGCGAGGATAGAGAGCATCAGCTCTCCGTCCCCGCTCATGGTATCGATCTTCTGTTCCTCAAAGTAAACGCTTATGCCCATCTCCTTGAGCACACGCACCGTTTCCAACAGCGTGACCGTGTTTCGGGCAAAGCGTGAAATGGACTTGACCAGTATCATATCAATCTTTCCTGCCCGGCAGTCACTCAGCATTCGCTGAAACTCCGGGCGATTTTCTTTTGTGCCGGTCAGACCTTCATCGGCGTAAACACCGGCATATTCCCATTCGGGGTTGCGCTGGATCAGATCGCTGTAGTAGCTGACCTGCGCTGCCAACGAATGAAGCATTGCGTCTTTACCCATGGAAACACGGGCATAAGCTGCAACACGCTTGAGTTTTGGCATTTGTACGGGTGCCGCAATACGGCTGACCGTTTTCGTACCCATAGTGATCGTCTCGTTCATGGTTACCGTCCTTTCCGGGGTACATTGTATCAATCCCCCTGGTAGTGATGCATGTTACCGCCGTTCGGACGGATTATCAAGTCATTTCAAGCAGATTTATCGCTCAATACGTCGGATAAACCAGCCCATACCGGAGAGAATTTTCGGGCCAGAATTGGTTCAATCTGCCCGTATTCCTTATCTGTCAGCAAGCCCTGTGCATGCAGATTTCTCATAATGGAAAAAGCTGTACGGTAGCCCGCTTCCCGGTCAAACTGCTCTTTTGTCAGCAATACGCCCATGGCAATTACCTCCGTATCGTGCAGAAAAATAGCATTCTCTGCAGCAGTATTTCTGTTCTCTGACAGAGTGAAAGACCATCCCGCAATGACAGCATCTGCGCTCCAGGGCATTCCTTGCCAAATCCCTGTGGGAATGCCACCAGGCAAGTCTGCATGTATCAGAGCAGAACCGCTTCACTTTCCTGTGAGGGTTTCTGTTCACAGCCTTTCCACACTGCAGGCATTTGGTTTCGGTAGAATCAGCAGGCAACGCTTGCTCATCTGGTACAATGCTATTTCGTCGGCAGAAGGACTTGACCGTGTTAGCTGACAGCCCCAGCGTTCGGGCAATCTCTGCGCAACCTTTCCCGGCTTTTCTGTGCCGGATAATGTAATTCATTTCAGCGTTCGTCACGAAGCGTTTCCTTTCTGGCCAGGCAGTCTGCCAATGCCGTCATATACAAGAAAAGAGGCCGGATTACTCCGGCCCCAGTATGGATTTGGTACATTTATATTCGAAGCATCAGACAATCTGCGAATACTTGCCGGACACCCAGCCGATCTGCGCATTGACCACGATGGCATGCCAGCCGTTTTCAGCTGTCGCCACCCACTCGAAGGTCGCGCCGTCCTTTACGGAGGTGATGCGGCCATACTTCGTGTCGTTGCCCATACGAATGTTGACAGAGCCGCTGCCGCACACGATGCGCACCTGCTTGACGGCAGGCTTGACCTCATCGGGCGTCTCGGTTTCAGGCTCGTTGTCAGCCTTACCTTCGTCATCATCAGCCACAGCATCCATCAGAGCCTGATGGGTCTCGCTGCCATAGAGACCGTCCTGCTTGATGCCGATCTTCCGCTGGAACGCCTTAAGGGCCTTTTCAGTTTCAGAACCGAACTCACCGTCAGCGCCGTACTTGGGCAGGCTGTATTCCAGCTGCAGGAGGAATTCCTGCATGGCCTTCACGTCGGTACCCTTGCTGCCATTCTTCAGAGTACGAGTGCCCAGAGTGTACACGGTTTCTGCGGTATCTGGCTTGACATAAGAGCCACCCGTGAACACAGCATCGCCGTAATCCACGAAGGGAAGCTGGAACCAGTGTGTCCACTTGCGGGAGGACACCTTGGTCTTCACACAGCCATACGAAAAACCACGCTCCTCGACGGCATAGCCGTCACCGACATACACACCGACATGACCGTCGGAACGAAGCGCAACGCCCGGGATCTCCGGCAGCGTGTCAATCGTTCCCCAGGCACAGCCCTTGCTCTTGGCATAGGTGAACATGCCGTTGGCGGACTTGTCGGGACAGCCGTTGCCGCCGTACTTGCTGGAGAAGGTCTTGTCGGTACCGATGGCCTCCTTGACGCCAACACCGCCGCTCGTCCAGTTATAGCCCTTGATGAGACCAACGCAGTCAGCGCAGACCTTTTTATTGGCAATGTCCTGCTTATAGCGGGCTGTGCGGGAGTCCTTGTAATGGGACGGATACTGCTTGGCTTTTCGGCTTCGCAGGGATTCGGAACACTTGTAGACAACCGTGCCGTACCAATAGGGCTGGCCCAGCATGGATAGACAGAAGGCAACGAAGTGTTCACTGGTATACGGAATATTGATTCTTTCGCTCATGATTTCCTCCAATCAAAAGAGCAGCGGTTATACGCCGCTGCCCTGGTCGGTCGTGGTATCGTCAATTCGATTGT